CTACTGCAAAGAAGGCTAAGTCTGTTGCTAAGAAAGTAAAGCGAGCACCATCCGCGTATAACAAGTACATGAAGAAGAAGCTTGCAGAACTAAAGAAGAAGCATCCACGATCTAATCATCAAGCATTATTCAAAAGAGCTGCAAAGTCTTGGAAGCGTTCCCCAGAAAGAAAGAGGTCGATGAGATGAGCAAAACACTAGCAAAAGAATTTGGACTTTTACGCGTAGATAGAACAGCGGGAACATTTACCCTTCGAACCGATATATCTGCAGATGGCTGGAAACAATTAACTCCAGGTGCTTATGTTAATAGAACATATTTCGATCTTGCAGGAATTTCAATGGAAGACAAAACATTGTTCTTCGAAGGAGCTGCATTACAAGAAACACTTAATCCTACAAACGTGCCTTCTACTCCTGGTAATTTAACAACCATTGTAGATATAATGTCAAACAAACCATTAGACGATACTGATGCACTTGGAGCTGTTACATTTGGAAACACAAGTGCTAGTGGTGGAGCAAAGTTGACATTTGACCAAACCACTTACATGCGACTTCGAGTTTTTGTTGTAGATCTAGATACACAAGCAGGTGGATACTTTATTCCATTGTCTGACAACCAGCTGGGTTCATTATCACCTACAGCAAGTGATAGAGTATACGTTACTAGAGTTGTATCATTTACTCCTGTAGCTAACGATGTTGTTTTGGCTGTTTACCCTGTACGTTATCTTCTTCGAGCAAATGCAAAAGAAGAACCTGAGTTTGAATACCTCATGCGACTCAAGCGAAGTTACGAGCTTCAACAAGAACCAGATGTTGATTGATATGACTCCTCTCGAAGATATGTTTGTGGATGTATTCCAATACGATCCTCTCAAATTCGGTTTGATACCTGCACCTATACGACCTTTGTTTATGGGAGCAGAATTAGCATTTACTGTTGGTGAGGTATTAACTGATTACACTTTATCTGAAGGTGTTGTTGGTGGACTCGATCTATTTACTCCAGAAATACGACGGTTTGAAGAGACCGCGCTCGTAGGTTTGGGAGGCATGATAATATGAGTACAGAAACAGAAACTCCAATTGAAGAAAAGAAAACGCCAACTACACGATTCGCAGAATGGTTGATGGCACGACAAGAAAAGAAAGAAGCTAAGGAAACATCCCTTGAATCGTTGATGAAGTTCAACATCTTTCTTTCAATTGCTACACTGGTCACGGTGGCTGGTGCTAGCGTGGCAGAGTATGTCATGATGGCATACTTGTGGATCTAATACTCACCAGTGTATTCCCACTCTGTTCGAGATGGATACTTGTTGTGAAAATACAATCTAACTTCCCTGGAACATTTGCATTTGCAACAGAGCTCTAGGAATCGAACTCTGTGATCGTTGCTGCCCTGGTATTCTCGAAGAATATTTGAATGACTGCATTCCTCACGTTCGCACTCGTCGCACATAGTTGGGTCAGTCTTGCTCATTTCATCTGGCCACAATTCTTCACAACCGCAGTATTCACAGATTGCAAACTTATCTTCATCACTCATCATCTTCACCTCGAAGAATAACGCAACCGTCGCATGGACATGTTTCATAATCGCAAATACAATCCCCTGGATAATATCCTGCACAAACTTTGCATGGTTTAGCATACTCAGTCATGAACGAGGCCTCCAAGTTACATCAAGCGCGCATGTTTCACAGAATCCGAACCAGGCGTAGGTTCCATCTGTGAAGTGTTCCCATCGAGCTTCAACATCTGATCCACAAACGCGGTGGAACATCGTTCTATTCTCCTTGGTCTTTCCAGTCTTTTGTCCATTCTCTAGGACCATTTTACGAACCCAAGCACTAAAGTTAGGCATCTTCTTTGAGAGTTCGTACGATGTCGGGCATAGCGTTATCATTTTATTCCGCATGAATCGTCGTATCAGTAATCACATATATACATTGGTCATAGAAAAATCGAGAAACTCCTATATCCTATGGCTAGTTAGCAACGGGTGGGAGCAGTGGGATGACTAACAAACACTTGTTGTTTGTAGTGGCGCTGCTTTGGGCGACTTCGTCGCGAAGATGGGACTGCAAATGCTTAAAGGCCCTGTTATGATAGGTTTAGTTGGAGGGGCGAACTAGTCTGATATCCCGCATGCAGAGAAAACGCCCCTCCACCTCCCAATAAAAAGTGATTATTATGGCTACAAAAAAGACAAGCATGTTTACCCTAACCGAACGACTAACGATAACTGCAGTTGATACTGCAACCTTTGCAACTATTGACCTTGGCAGTTATTGTGATGTTGGTGATCGTCAAGCTCTACAAATTCACAGCGTCGATTACATTTTCCAAGGCGCAACTGCTGCTACATCGACTCTCGCTTCATTGGCAAATGGTCAGACAATGGTTCAAGTTACTGATCTAAACCGTGGCGGCCTTGTGTTTGCAAACGACCGAGCATTGATTTCCTCCGGTGTTTTATCTGTTGACATCGATGCAGGTATTTCGCAAAACACTGACTTGTACCCGGACAACTTTGGAAAGGGTTCAGATGATGGACGCTACGTTGTTAACGATCAACTTTACATTACTGCATTGCTTGATCAATCTTCATTTACTGCAGACGTAAACATCACTGTTCGAGTAAACGCATCTATTGTTTCCCTCAGTGCAAAAGACTTCATGGCAATTGCAATCCAATCAACAGCTGCAGATAACTGAGGTGGACTCAGTGTCTATCGATGAAGTTATCAGATTGCTCCAAGAAATAAAAGACCTGGGCGAGTCTGGTAAAGAAACAGTAAGCAAGGCTAAGTCTACTGCAAAGAAGGCTAAGTCTGTTGCTAAGAAAGTAAAGCGAGCACCATCCGCGTATAACAAGTACATGAAGA